CGTTGCCACCGGAACTGTCACTTACACGCCTACTTGCTCGTGGATTACCTCAGCCGACGTAACCAGTTGGTTAGGCATCGAAGTTGCTACCACTAACGACACCGCATTCATTGCTGTATGCGTCTCAGCGGCTAACAGTTGGGCATTCCGCAAGCGTAGAGAGGCTGGCTACACAGACAGCCTTACAACCGCTCCTGACGGCGCAGCCAAACTAGGAACAATCATGTATGCAGCCACCCAATATCGCTCTCGTGGCGCTGTTGACGGCTACGCATCTTTTGACTCAATGGGCATGGGTACCCCCACCATGTCTCTCGGTCAGATTATGCAGCTGCTTGGTTGCGGAAGGCCACAGGTTGCCTAATGGCTGCAACAGGCATTCTCTATGAGGCAGTGAACGCCACTAAGACCGCACTGACGACTTTGGGCTTGAAACCAGTCACAGACCCACGCAACGCGCGACCACTATCAGTAATGATTGAACTTCCAACGCTCGATGCCTTCACATACAACGTGGGCGATATTCGGCTAGTTATTCGCGTTCTTGCTGGGCCACCCGGAAATCAAGATAGCGGAGATTACTTGATGACAACCGTCGACACAATTATGAACTCACCAATCGCCATAGTGGATGGAAGGCCATCTCTCGCTTCATACGGCGAACAGATGCTTCCCTGCTATGACATGACCGTTGCCGTAGCAGTACGGCGCAACTAGAAAAAGGAGCCACCAATGGCAACAGTAACATTCCTATCCAACGCGACTATCGGAATCACCCAAGGTGCAACCACAACTGACTTGTCAGACCAAGCCAATGCTTGCATGATTACCATTGGTCAAGACTCCCTTGAATCAACGGCATTCGGTGACACTGGTCATCGGTTTACTGGTGGCCTCCAGACAGTGGACGTGTCAATCACTTTCTTCTTGTCATATGGCGCAACCGAAGTTGAAGCAATCCTCGCATCATGCGTAGGCACAGGCAACACAATCTTGACCATCTCACCATCTGGTGCAACAGAGTCAGCAACTAATCCTGAGTACGTTCTCACAAACTGTATGCTTGCCAACTTCACCCCAATCAACTCAACAGTTGGTGAACTCGCAACCGTAGAGGCTTCCTTCACTGGCGGCACATGGGTACGCGACGTCACAACCCCATAATCAAGAAACAACACAATGCAACTCACGCTCAAAGTAACCACAGACCAAACGACCTATGAGGTTAAAACAAACCTCTACGTCATAATCGCTTGGGAACGAAAGTTCAAACAAAAAGCCTCCAACCTCGCCACTGGCGTAGGACTTGAAGACTTAGCGTTCATGGCTTTTGAATCTTGCAAAGTGCATGGCATTACTGTGCCAGCAATTTTTGACGATTATGTTAAGCGTTTAGTCGCTATTGAAGTTGTAACGGACGAACCCACAAACCCCACCAACGAGGCACCTACTCACGCTCTTTAGCAGAACTGCTAGTTGAGACTGGGTGGTGGCCTCCACAAATACCTTTCGAAATGCAAGACATGAACACTGTGATTGACGTCCTAAATAAAGCAAGACGCAAATGACAGCCACGGCATCTATTGAAATTGTTGGCGCTAAAGAAGCCATTAAGGCTCTTGGCAAAATTGACAAAGACCTTCGCAAGCAGTTCAATGCTGACGCTAAACAGATTGCGCAGCCATTGGTTTCTCTAGCTGCTTCTCGATATCCAGATGTACCTTTGTCCGGCATGAATCGCAACTGGACACAGGGCAACAAGAAAATCTTTCCTTACACCAAAGCCAAAGCAGTTAAAGGTCTAAAAGTCAAGTTCTCTACTCGGCGCAATGATGCCAATGTCATCTATGTGACTCAATCTGATGCTGGCGCTGTGGTGCTTGAAACTGCTGGTCGTGGCAAAAACACACTTTTGTCAGAGAACCTTCGAGCAAGAACTGCTCGTGTTTTGTGGCCTTCAGCCGAACAAGCATTGCCTTCCATACAGGCAGAACTTCGAGCGCTAGTGTTGCGCGTAATCGCTACGGTAAATCAGGAGTTGAAGTAATGGCTGTAAATATTCCCATCATCAGCGAATTTGACGGTTCTGGTATTAAGAAAGCCATTTCTCAGTTTAAGGACTTAGAAACAAACGGGCAGAAGGCGCAATTCGCTATAAAAAAAGCGGCTGTTCCTGCAGCTGCTGGGCTGGTAGCAGTAGGCGCTGCATTGTTTGACGCCACCAAAGGCGCTATTGAAGATGCAGCGGCACAAGACAAACTTGCTGGAATTATTGAACGAACCACGACTGCTACTGACGCTCAGATAAAAGCCAACGAAGATTGGATATCGGTTCAAGGCAAATTGCTTGGGGTCACTGATGACGAATTAAGACCAGTGATGGGTCGTTTGGTCAAGGCAACTGGCGACGTCACAAAGGCGCAGGAACTAGCAAGTCAAGCAATGGACATTGCAGCTGCATCTGGAAAGCCCTTAGAAAGCGTCGCCGCAGCTCTTGAAAAGGCTTATGGCGGAAACATGACCGCACTTCAGAAGTTGGCACCCGAATATCGAGACATGATTAAAGACGGGGCGTCGTTTGAAGAGGTCATGGCTTTAATGGCTAAAACTACTGGTGGTGCAGCTAGTGATGCTGCTAACACGGCACAAGGCAAGTTTGAGCGTTTAGGTATTGCACTCTCTGAAACTAAGGAAAGCATTGGCGCAGCTCTTTTGCCAGCCGTAGAAGCAGTCCTGCCGTTCCTAGTCAAGATGGGTGACTGGGCTGCCGAACACCCAGAGATTCTGTTGGCTATTGGTATTGCTATTGCCACCATTGCTGCCGCCATTGTTGCTGTGAACATTGCGATGGCGCTTAATCCGTTCAGCCTTATTGCTATTGGTGTTGTCGGTCTTGGCGCTTTGTTAGTTACGGCCTACAAAAAGTTTGAACCATTCAAAACTGTCGTTGATGCTGTATTTGGTGGCATCAAGTTTTGGATAAACAACGTCACGATTCCAGCAATACAAACAATGCTGACCGTATTCAAAACAGTGTTCAACGGCATTGCATCAGCATGGAACAACACAGTCGGCAAAATCTCTTTTGAGATTCCTAAATGGGTTCCCGGACTTGGTGGCAAAGGCTTTGATATGCCCAATATTCCTATGCTTGCTAACGGTGGAATCGTTACTAGTCCGACACTTGCCATGATTGGTGAGCGCGGCCCTGAGGCTGTAATCCCTCTTACTGGGCCTAACGCTGGCGCTGGCATGGGTGGCAACACCGTCAACATAAACGTAAACGGCGGCGACCCACAAGCCGTAGTAGACGCCCTACGCCGCTACAACCGAAGCAACGGCCCACTACCGGTAACGGTTCAATAATGGCAATCGCTTTCGAATGGCGAGTAGATTTTTTTTCTGCCGGATCATGGGTAACGCTGCCCAACGTGCAGGACTTAAACATTTTTCGCGGTCGCCGTCTACAGATTGACGACTACTCAATAGACACAATGACCGTAGACTCTATTTTCCCCTCTACATGGACTACCGCACCCAAACTAGGCGACCAAATTATCGCCTACATTTACAAACCCGGCGCAGTTATCGGTACGGACGAATTTGCGGCCTTTTGGGGCCGTGTTCGTGACGTAAAAATCGACTACGGGATAGTTCCAAACGACGACAGAGTTACTATTGAATGTGAAGGCCTACAGGCCGATTGGGGCCGCGCCCAACTTAACGCCTACGCGCTTGCTCAAGATCGCACCGATGAGCAAATACTACAAGTGGCCTCGACCGCCGGGCTATCTATTGGCCAATTCGACGGCCGTTCCATTGGCAGCGCTTTAACGTACACGGGCAACGCTTTTAACCTTGTCAATATTATTACCCGTACCGAAGAAGCGCGCATGTTCGCCGGCAGCGCTAGCTATCATTCCACGCCGTTTATTTACTGGTTTGGAAGAAATACCCCCAAACCAACTACGTTTTATTGGAACGACGGCACCGGCGCAAGTTATTTGTACCAAATGAAATACGACCAAATCGAGTTTAGAAGTAGCGCCGACAACTACTACACGTCGGTTACTATCACCCCGGCAGCTGTAGCAGCACAAACCGCCACACTAGGCACAACGCCAATTTACGGCCAAAACAAAGACACAATAGACTATTCAACAGCTCAAGCCGCCGACCATGCGCTATGGGTGTTAAACAACTTTCAATCAAAAGACCAAACGCTAGCGTCCATCACTTTTACCGATGTTGAGCAAACCAACGTAAGTACCGGGCTTTTTAACACCGACGTTATTCAAGTCATAACCAGCGCTATTAACTGTTTTGGGCGGATCTACTTTAGGGGCCAAACCTTTAATACCATTTTGGAAGGTGTCTCAATTAGCGCCACACCAAACCAAACCCGCTGTACCGTTTACATGTCCGGGCAGGACACCAACGCGTATCTCATTCTAGACGATGCTATCTACGGCAAACTAGACAACAATAAGTTAGGATTTTAACTATGGCTATTAAGACTTTTACTACGGGTGAGGTGCTGACGGCTGCCGATACGAATACCTATTTGGCTAACTCAGGGCTGGTTTACATAAGCACAACTACCTTTACAACGGCTTCTACTCGGGTGTCGCTTCCAAATAACACTTTTACAGCCACTTTTGATTCTTACCGCATTTTGTTTAATACAACCGCTCAAAGTGCTGCAGGTGCTGTTACTTATTCTTTGACTTTGAGATCAGCGGGCACAGATTCAACAGGCACTTATTGGAACACATTTTCTAGCGGAATTGACAGAGGAGGTACCGCAATCACAAGAACATCTACAGACGCTAGCACTACTCCGCTTCTTGATTCTTTTGCTTCAGCTTTTCCGAATATGATGTTTACGCTAGATTTACATTTTCCGTATCTGTCTAGGGCAAAGTATTTAACAGGGCATTCCACAAACATTCTTAAAGGCACCTCTGTTAATTCGGTGGCAAACACAACGATTAGTTATGACTCATTAAGTTTCTTAATTGACACGGGCAATGTCACAGGCACAGTAACTGTCTATGGATACCGAAAAGCATAAACAGATGAAACGCCTACTGCTGATTAGCGCCACCCTTATAGCCCTTACAGGCTGTGCTGATCGTGAACGCCTTAACTGCCCACCAACCAAAAACAAAGCCCTACGAGGCGTAACCGAAACAATCACCCCAACAACAGCAGCCCCCGCATACGGGACAGGCGGAAAGTGCGTATGAAACCAGACAACAGACACACAAACGAAGAAATAAAAGCAC